CGTCCAGTAAACTCTTCTGGGAGTTATCGATGTCTCGCCTGCGGTTGTCGGGCGGGTAGAGGTCGAGCTCTACTTGAACGGGGCATTTGAATGTCGCATGCCCCGTTCGCCGGGCTATCGCCGTCACGTTCTCCCGGTATTTCCGGCCATCACGGCTGATGAGGACTCTCGGCCCCACATGCCTATAGTAATGGTTGAGCGAGGGAGGCCACGGCAGTTCGAGCTCGACCGGCATCACATCCACGGCGGCTTGCTGGGGACGCGCGGGGTCTGGGCGGTCGTCGGCGTTGCGGGAGCCTGTTTCGGTTCCGGCCTGTAGTTCGCCTTGGGCTCGTATCCGCGGATGTCATTGGTGATCTCGCCGGTGTTCTTGTCCTTCCGGCAGTGGACCTTGATGACGAGGGGAAGGTTGTGGAGGTCTGCGGAATCGTTCGGGGTGAGGACGTTGACCGCGCGGCAGATGGCGGACAGGTCGGCGCGGGCCATGCGGACGGCTTCGGCGTTTTGGTTCTCGATGTTCAGGCGCGACCAGAGCTTGCGACCGGCATATTCGCCGTCCGTGATCTCGAATTCAAGCTGCAGGTAGCGGCCGGTTCCGGCTCTGGTTTCCTTCATCTCGGAGTCCGTGATGACGGCGATATATTTCCCTGCGGGGATGGGGTCGAACGCTTTGCTGGGTTCGACTTCATTGGCGTTGAAGTTGATGATAGCCATGGTGGTAATCCTTTCTTAGCACACGCAGATTGCGGGCGTGAATTTGGGTTTGATCGGTTTCTTCGGGATGGAGGAGCTGACGACAGCGGTTTTGGGCGGCGGGCAGTGCAGATGTTCGAAGTACACGAGCTTCGGCATGAAGTCGTCGTGAATGATTCTGCACTTCGTCCCTTTCGGGATCAGCCCGCCGCAGAAGTCGCAGAAGTGGTTGTGCTTCGCGACGGTGATGTGTTCGGACATGGTGAATCTCCTTTATGAGGCCGCGGCCGCGAGAGCAACGGAGTTTCCATACGCCTGGAGGAAGGCGTCCCAGCGAAGCGGGATTTCATTCGGCAGGCTGAAACGGTTCTTCGCGAGGCAGGCCGGGCTTCCGTTCGTGCGGAGGATGCGTTCACCGCCGTCAGCCCCGATGGGGGCCGCAATGGCGCGACTGTCGCCGTCCTTGGAGACGCGGAGGCGCTTCGCGGCGAACAGCACGGCGTCGACCCACTCGGAGATGAGGCTTGCGGCGTGTTTGTGCAGACGGGGAGCGTATCGGTCGTAGGCGATGTTCTCCGGGTCTTCGAAGCGCTCGACCTTGGCGTGAGCGAGCAGGATGACCATCATGCCGCGCTTGTTCCTGAGGTCGTCGAGGAGCGCGAGGACTTTGCGCCAGTGGACGAGCGCATCCACGTAGCCTTTGCCGTATCCGCCGTCCGCCTTTTCGATGCTGCGGACGCCGAATTCCTTGCACACCTCGTCGAAAATGAGGCGTTCCAGCCAGTCGAGCGAATCGATGACGACGGTTCGGAAGTTGTGTTCCTCATCGCGGAGGGCGGTCAGCTCGGCGATAACGTCGCCGACGCTCTGAGCGAGCGGGAACTTGCAGGTGTCGATCTCGCCGAGGCCGTCCTCGGTCTGGATGAAGACGGGGTCGGGAGCAGATGCCCCGAAGGTGCTCTTGCCCACGCCTTCCTGACCGTATACCATGATGCGAGGCGGCTTGTTCTCGCGTCCGGTCTTGATGTTTTCAAGCATTCCCATAGAATGTTCCTTTTTGCGGATATGGATTCTCAGTTGTCTCTGACGACATTGACGGCGACCAGGAAGCTGACCGGGATACCGGCTTCGAAGACGGCCCAGAGTCTGAGGCGGCCATCGAGGAGAGTGCCGTCGTCGGAGATGACGATGGTCGTGCCATTCGTCTTCCAGAGGCCGGACTTCATCTTCCCGGCGAACTCCTGGATTTTCTCCTCGTCGAGGTCGTCGCAATCGGGGTTCGTGCGAAGCATATCGACGGCCATGCCGGGGGTGATGCTGACGAGCTTGACGGAGATGTTTCCGGCGTCGTTCGCGAGGTTTTCACCTGCGGCGGTCTGAATCTTTTTCTGCTTTTTCATTGTCAGTTGTTTCCTTTCTTTGTGAGCTTGTCAAGCTCGGTTTTGAGCATTGCGCTGAGGTTTTTCAGCAGCTCCGCGGCCTCTTTCCCAGAGAGCAAGAAATCGGGATGCCGCTTCTGTTCGAGCCCAATGCGGGTTTTGATGATTTTGGTGATGTCGATCTCCAGGGCGACCATGAACGCCTTTTTCTTGTCGGCCTCGGTTTTGAACATGTCGGTATTCACTTTTTCCATCGTGACAACATAAGCTTTGTTGACGGAGAGCTTGCCGGAGAGGACGGCCGCTTTGATATCTTCGGCGGCATGGGCATTGATCGAGCGGATTTTCTCGACCTTGCTCCGTGATGTGCCAAGGAGAACGGCGGTTCTTTCCGCGCTTTTTCCAGAAACCGTGTCGCCTTTTTGGGGACGTCCAGTCTTTTTGCGCCTGTCGAGGGCGGAAAGGCAACGCATCAGTTCGGCATCCGTCAGGTTCCTGCGGTTCCGCTGGGAACCGATGGCGTATTCCAGGGCTGCTTTCTCATTCGCGAACTCCCGGAACACGACGGGGATTGCTTCGATGCCGAGCTTGATAGCGGCGAGGAGCCGGGTGTGTCCGTCGACCACGGTCAGTTTCTTCCCGGACCAGACCACAATCGGGTGGCCGCTGTCGAATCCGTGCTGTTCCATGTCAGTCGTAATTCTGTTCAGGACGTCTTCGCGGATCGGGAAGAGGTTTTTGAACGGAGCGGCGGTGCGGATGGAATCGGTCTGTGCCATCATGATGGTTCCGTTCACGAAGGTGAAGCCGGTATCCTGCTTGGAGGGATAGTTGGTTTTCATGGTCAGTTGTCCTTTTTGAGTCGTTTGAGTTCGTCTTTGAGTTTGTCGATGATTTTCACGGCGAGGTCGGTGAGTTCGTCGTCCGTGTAGCGGATGTCGGGATACTGTTTCAGTTCGCGGTCGGTCCGGGCAGTCAGGACGCTGCAATAGCTGGCCTCCAGGGCGAGAAGACGGTCGGCCTTGGTCTGTTCCGGATCGCTGTTTTCCCGCTTTGCGGCATGACGGGCTTCCATCGTTGCTTTGTACGCCTTGTTGACGGAGAGCTTGCCGTCCTTGACGGCTTCCTTGACCTCATCGGACGCATGGTCATTGACCGCGCGAAGGCGCTCGACTTTTGCCTGAGACACGCCGAGAAGCGCCGCCGTCTGTTCCGCGCTCTTGCCGAGTTTAGCATCACGTGATGCTAAACTCCTTGCCGGCCCCGTTTTCTTTCTCTTGTCGAGTTCCGTCAGACAGTTGAGGAGTTCCGCATCGGTCAGGTTGCGGCGGTTGCGCTGCGTCTTGATGGCGTATTCCAGAGCCTCGGCCTCATCCTTAAAAGTCTTGATGATGGCGGGAATCCGCGGGAACATCAGCTTCTTTGCCGCGGCCAGGCGGGTATGACCGTCGATGACGGTCATGTCGTGTCCGGCCCAGATGATGATGGGGTGTGCGGAATCGTATCCGTGCGCCTTCATGTCTTCCTCGACGTTTTCGAGGTCGGCCGGGCGAACTTGGAACAGATCTTTGAACGGGGATGATGTTTTTACATCGTCCGGGTCAACAAAGGAAACCGATTCCGGGGTAACGAAAACCTGTTCGGAATATTTTTTTTCAGTCGTGTTGTCCATCAGAGCACCTCCGGCATGGGTTCGCTGGCGTTCCAGCGGATGGTTGTCAGGTCTTTGCCGCGAACGTAGGCATTCCAGACGCGGATGTAGGTCGCGAGGGTTTCCTGAACGGAAAGAACCCGGACTTTCAGTCGATTGTCGAGCAGTCTGGTGCGAAGCGTCATGATCGGGTGTTTTTCCGTGAGGCATGCGCCGGACTTGAGCGTCTCGAAGAAGCTCCCGATTTTGTCGCGGTGGGCGGTGTCGCGTCCGATAATGCAGAAGGCGAGCGCCATGTGCGCCTTCGCGAACGGATGTTTGCCGTGTTCAGCAAGTTTCGCGGCGCACTCGATCATCTCCTTGCGTTCATTGTAGAAGGTGCGGAGGCTGCTGTTGCTGACAAACATGCGGCAGGATTCGGGGGCAAGATTGCCGTCCATGAAATCATGAATCCAGAGGAGTTTCGTCAGTTTTGCGGCGGTGCCGGGATGGGCGGACTGTTCGATCTGCAGGATATTATTCGCTGTCCTGGCCTTTCCGATATCCATCGTGACGATGCTGTCCTTGTCCGCGTTGTAGACGATAAGGAGCTGAACGGGGACGTTCGCTTCGATGACGGCCCAGAGCCGGTGCTGACCGTCGAGGAGCGTTCCGTCTTCGGCGATGACGATGGTGGAGCCATTGAGGGCCCAACGGCTCGACTTCATGTCCTTGGCGTACTGACGGACGCGTTTTTCGTCGACCTTGCGGTTTCTGGTGTTTTTTTCAAGCATTTCGAAAGCCATGTCGGGAGTGACGGTGACGAGCTTGACGACGATTTTGGGGGTAGCGGTTTTGTTCATGATGTTTCTCCTGTGTGCTATGAATGTGGATTAAAGGGTGTCGATGATGCGGATTTCTTCGAAGCCGGTCGGCCAGACGCCGGTGTTGTCGCACTCGCGGTAGTGGTTCAGGGCGGCTTTGTTCGTCTTCTCTGCGAGGTCAAGAACCTCGTCGGTCAGCTTCCAGACGCCAGCGGAGAACGGCTCGTTCTTCTCGACGGCGATCATGTAGACCGGGAAGGTCGTGCCGGA